GAGCGGTACCTGAACTACCCGAGGTACCTGAAGTGCTACTGTCCTGAGAAGCACCAGAGCTACCTGAAGTACCCGAAATACCTGCGCTACCTGAACTACCTGAAGTACCTGAACTACCTGAGCTACCTGAAGTACCGTCTGTACCTGAACTACCAGAAGAGCCCGAAGTAGACGAGGTACCGTCTGTACCTGAACTACCCGAGGTACCTGAGGTAGTACTGTCCTGAGAAGTACCAGAACTACCTGAAGTACCTGAGCTACCTGAAGTACCTGAGCTACCTGAAGTACCCGAAATACCTGCGCTACCTGAAGTACCTGAGCTACCTGAAGTACCTGAGCTACCTGAAGTACCTGAACTACCTGAAGTACCTGAGCTACCTGAAGTACCTGAGCTACCTGAAGTACCGTCTATACCTGAACTACCAGAAGAGCCCGAAGTAGACGAGGTACCGTCTGTACCTGAACTACCCGAGGTACCTGAAGTACTACTGTCCTGAGAAGCACCAGAGCTACCTGAAGTACCCGAAATACCTGCGCTACCTGAAGTACCTGAGCTACCTGAAGTACCTGAAGTACCTGTAGTACCCGAACTGCCTGAAGTGCCCCCACCACCTCCACCGCCACTAATCTGCTGCCAAGCTTCGTTCTCTTTTATGTATACATTGTAGGGATCGTCAGTTGCATAAAAATTTGCGCCGTCAGATACAGTGTGTAAAACACCCTCTTTTTCGCTATCTAAGCCTACAAGCTTATCTCCAACGTACCTTTTGACCGCCATATACTACTTAAATTACACATTATTAGCTATAATCTTCATAAGATTTTTCTTCTAATAACTCTGAGCCTGTGTGTATGTTGATTTCTTTTTTAATTTCGGCTCTTTTATCGTTTGTTTGATAGACTTGGCGGGCTAACTGTATAAAGACAGCATCAAACTCTTGACTCTTCTCTTTTAGTCTTATTGCGTCCTCTATCTCCCATAACTCTTCATTTATTTCTTTCAACTGCTCGTAAAAACCGTATTCTCTAAATACATGCCTGTACCAAGCTGGCTCTCCAACGGTTCGCTTAATCGTGTCGTGCTCTTTTTGAATATTGACTAATTTCGATTCGTCTGTAATATTGTTAAGCTTAATTTCTAATATAGACAACTTATCTAATATTTCTCCATCTGATATTTCTACTTTCATAAAATCTCTCCGTGTATTAACACTTCTTTATAGTAATCATGGTGATCGTCTTTAGCTCCCGCCCAGAACTCATCTGTTATATCGAACCCCAATACATCTGTAATTTTTAAATTTACTCTATCGTCTGATTTCAGTTTAACAATAAGTTTTATAGCTTTGGAATTTTTGAGTTGGGCTTTGCTGGATTTTAAGCAATGAACTTCTCCGGAGAATTTTCTTACATTTGATAAAATAGTTTCATAATGTTTATCAAAAAGATCTATCTCGTAATCCTCTGCGTCAAATTTTAAAAAATCTATTTTCCTGTCTTTGTCCTCTTCTTTGACAAGGCGCAGTATATCTTCGAAATTAGCTGTTTTAATATGTACATCCTTTAGACTAGAGAAGCACATTTCTTTAATGATAACCTTTTTCTCATTCTCAACAGAAAACACACCCGGCAGCGAGCTTTCCTTTCCTTCTTGGAGGAAATAGTTATGGAGTTTCGTAACATCTCTTTCTTCTGGTAAAGTTGAGTAAAACAAATCTATATTATCGCTAAACGCCTCTACCCCTAAATATTTTATATTTTTATGCCTATTTTTAAAATAAAAAACACCTCTCGAGCAACCAAGATCAACAACATAGTCACCATCTTCAACTTTGAAGAATTTTTGATATATATCTTCATCCCAAACTTCCCTTAAAACATGTCGCCAATCCATGTTGTCCTCCTTCCTGTATAGCTTCTCAACTAAGGCTCTATTTTCTATTTTGTTAATTTGCCTTTTGACCATTTCAAAAGTTATATGCTTCGAGCATTCGAAATGCCTTTCTGTTCCTTCGTGATCTGGGCACCAAAGCCAATTAGATCCATCGAGCTCGGATCTATTCCAGCATGAGTTACAGACATCTTTATTGATTACCCTGTAGGGAGTATAAAATTCTGTGTTCTCGTTGCTGAAACCGCTGATTAAAACTACGTCTTTCCCTAAGCCCCAAGCTAGCCAAGACAACCCTGAGCCCAAACCTATAAAAAACTCACAATTATATAAATCAGTTATTCTTTCATGTAAAGAGTAGTCTCCTGTTTTATCTATTGCTCCTTTAGGCACGTGGTTCCTATGGTCGCCGTTACCGAAAGAAGGATGCTGATCTATGCAAACAACTTTATACCCTTTTGAGTTTAAATATTCAATTACCTGATCCCAGCCAGTAGGGTTATTCCAGTATTTACATTGGGAGGTTGACTGAACCCCTATGCAAACGTACTTACCTTCTATTGCTCTTTCTTTATTTAATACGTCTACTTTAGGTTTTAGTTCCTTATGTTTTAGGCCAAGGTAGTAAGAGCCTGCTCTTTGTTGTTCGTTTTGTTTTACCCAAAGTGGGGTATCTTCTTCCGACTCGCTACCCTTAAACCAGCCAACCTTAAGCTTCTTATCGAAGTCTATATGCTCCGCTTCCTGAAGGTTGTCTAAAAAATGAACGTTTGGATAACTGTTTCTGTAAAGCTCATTTTTGTGGGTAAATAAATAAACGTCACAATCGTTTTGTTTTCTATATTCCTCCACGTAAGGAATCCAAGACAAGCAATCACCCAGCGCTGAGCTGCAAAATTCTATAAGAACTTTCTTTTTATCTCTCCTTTGATCTAGACTAAAATTAAAAACTAAATTCTTACAAAAGATATTGTATGAAAAAGGCATCCCCCCGGAAGCCCTCCTTATTAATTCTACTTCTTTTTTAGAGTCAGTTTGGTTCTCTGAGTCCATTAAGCAATAAACATTTATTTCGAACTTATTATTTAACTCTTTAAGCTTATTGAAAACCTCAACTAGTTCTTTTTCTTTAAAACTCTTCATGTCAAAGAAAAAATAGTCCACCTCATCTGAGAATTCGTTTTCGCAAAAGTCATGGTCAAAATACAGATCTTGAATCTTTTCTTTTTCAGAGTCTGGGAAAGGTCTATTTGTTATTAGACAAAGCCTTTTTCTGTCTTTTTCAAAATGTATATTCGACCTAGCTAATGCGCAGAGCTCATTAAAAAAATCATAATAAGTATGTAATATCTTATTATGTTGATATTGCTCCCCGGACTCTATGGCTTTAAATAGATTATTTTTAGAGACTCTATGTTGCTCTTCATCCATATTACCCGGAGTTGCGTGTGACCCGCCATGATTCAAGACTTTGTACATTGGGCGAGGAAATAAAACATAGTGCCCGTATTTCTGCAACAAGGACATTCTAATTGAATCCTCGGACACCGTCTTCTCGGGATTGTCAATTTCTATTTCAATTCCTTTTATATTTTTATGACCCCTTAATGCCCCAAAAAACCTAAAAGTCCTTAAATAATCCCAGTCAAATTTTCCAGCTTTCAAATCTTCTTCATGCTTATTCATATAACTATACCAATCCCCCTGAGGAAAGCTAAAATCTATATTAGTTATATTGCTAACATCTTTAACATTATCTTGGTACTGATGGAACCATGTTGAAAAGGTAAATGCTTCCGGATTTTTCTTAAGCATATGATTTAAAAATTCTAACGACTTTGGATAAATTCCGTCATCCGCATCGACTAGGGCTAGGTAGTCGCAGTCCTTTGTGACAAAATGCTGAGCATTCCAAAACATCTCCTTTTTGCTTTTCTGCTCACAAAAGATTACTCTGCTATCACGGGAAGCTAAATCCAAAAGAGCTTTCCTGACTGCATCATCTTGACTAAAATCGTCAGTAACAAACCATTTCCAATCTTGATAAGTCTGGTCTTGTATTTGTTTGTACAGCCCCGGTACATACTTGACGTTATTATAAAAGCTTGTGTACAGGGCTATTCTAAAGTTGTCTTTTTTAACAGGTTCTTTTAGTTTACTTTCTATGTACTTTTTGGTATCTACATCATCAATGAAAGTTACGCCGGGGTTATTTTCATATTTTTTATACAAATCGCAACTTTCTATCCTATTCATAAACACAGGCATGTCCCAAGACAAAGCCTCTTTAACGCTTAAAGGGTTAAGCTCCCTAAGAGAAGGAAACAGAAACAAGTCCATACATGAGTAAAACCTATCAACATCGTTCCTCTCTCCCCACACTTTACAATTAACAAGATCTGTATCTTCTATCCCACAATTACATAAGTAGCAGTCATTACCTATAAAATGAAACTGAACTTCTTCTTCAGTCATTTGCTCGGCTATATCATAAATAAACTTTTGGTTCTTATTGCCGTGAAAAAGCCCAACGTTTAAAACATGAAATTTTCCCGGATCTAAATCTAGTTCCCTAAGAGCCTGTTCTCTGTTCGGTCTTTCTTTCTTGGGTATTTCGTAATCCCAGACATGACATTCAGCATCAGGGAAAGTCTCTTTTATTTTTCTTGGGTGATAGTCCGACACACAAACGTACGCATCAGGAATATGAATTTTACGGCTGAAATCAAAACTATTGTCGTGGCAAGTTTCAAATATTTTATATTTCCTATCCTTGCTGTATATTTTTTCTAACAGTTCTTTGGGGAACCCATTATATTCAAAATTTTCAGGTATTTCGTTAAAATGTATTACGTCAGGCTCAAACTCTTCTATAACTCCCCATAACCTATCTTTCTCTTCTCTCCAATTATCTGAAAAGCAAGGGCCAATACATTCATGATTCTTCTTACCTATTAAGTCGATTATTTTATCTTTTTGAATATCGTAGCTGCCGTAATTGTTGAACTCAGCAACAAATACTTCATTATCGAGCATGCTCACTTTAAGCATCTCGTATAACCACTGGGGAGATCCGCCAGTAGATAAATGCATGGGTACATATAATATTTTTCTTTTCATTATTCTTTTGCTAAAATTTCTTGAGCTGCTTTGTAAACTTGGCCCCATTCTGGCTGACATTCATAAGAAGGTCTATTCTCTAAGCAGAACGGCAAAGGGGGTACGCTGTTTATCGTCCTATGCTCTATGACTGAGTGCTTCGGGTCTGACGCGCAAAAAGCAGTACAGGTCCCCCCTACAAATGTCATCTTGTAGTCCTGAGACCCATTCCTGAAGGGGGCTCTCCATAATGGGTTTACTGAGGCTCCTATATACAAAATTTCAGTATCTGTACAACCTGCTAAGTGAAGCTGCCCAGTGTCCATAGTTATGCATAGTTGAGCATTTTTTGTTATATAAAAATCTTGATCCAAGGTTGTCCTATTCATAAAACTAACCCCATTAAAATTAAAATTCTCAAAGTCGTAACAAGATTTGTTATGGCTATATTGTCCCGGTTCTATCCCCACATCAAACCCTACTAAAGCTACGTCATACCCTAAATCATTAAGCCTTTTTATAAGATTTTCATAACTGTCTTTTGGCCAAGTTCGACTAGGCCAATTTTGTCCTATGTGTATGACAACGTAGTCTTTTGTGTTTAAAAATTCTCTATCTTCCTTCTCGAACTCTATCTTACCCGGAAAATAATCACAGTGTAATTCATCTGGTCTTAAGTCGAACCCTATTTCGGTGCAATGTATTTTTCGTATGTCGAAAGCTCCATATTTTTTCTCTATTCCTGTTTTATCGTTTTGGCCTATTGAGTTGAAAGTATTGAAAACCTCATATTCTTCGTAATATGTATCTTTGAAATCATCAGCATTGATATGAAACTTGACATACGGATTATTTTCAAAAATAAAAGGCTTAGAAGAACACACGATAATCTCCTTAGCATAAGACTGCGCCAGCTTCCTGAGCGTAGGGGTTGCGCTAAGGGTATCTCCAAAAGAACCGGAGTTTATCTTTAAGACTACGTCTTTGGCTTGTAACTGGCCTCCACTTTTACTCTTGTCTAGGGTTAAGTGCGAACCCCCATAAAAAGAAACTTCGTTCATATTATTTCCTTAAAATTCTTAATGCAGTATCTATGACCTTTTCTGAGCTAGGTTGGCACTCGAATGTAGGTTTTTCTTCAAGGCAGAAAGGCATGGGTGGTATGCTATTAACTGTTCCGTGTACCATAACAGAGTATTTTGGATCAGAAGCGCAAAACAATTCACAGTCCCCTCCCACAAAGTCAACTTTGTATTCCTGTGAACCATGTCTATACGGAATCCTAAATTTTGGGCGTATTGAAGAACCAATATTTATTATATGTGTGTCCGTGCATCCAGCAAGGTGAAGTAGTCCTGTATCTAATGTTATAAAGACTTCTGAATTTTTAATCACATAATGAACTTCGTCTAATGAAGTTCTATTCATAAAGCTTAGTCCTTTGAAATTTAATTTAGTAAAATCATAACAAGACCTATCAGACTCCCAAAGTCCGGGCTCAGGTGGAAGGTCGACACCTACCAAAGCAACAGGATATCCAGCTTCATTTAAAGATTTGATTAGTTTTTCGTATTTCTCTTGGGGCCAAGTCCTACTGGGCCAAGTTTTTGTTACATGAATAGCAACATACTTTTCTTCTTTTATGAATTTAGAGCTAGTGTCGTCGAACTTTACTGGCCCCGGATAATAGTCGCAGTGCATCTCCTCTGGGCATAAATCTAAACCTATATCTGAGGAATGCACTCTTCTTAGATCAAATCTAGCATAGTTGCACTCTATGCCGTTTTTGTCAGGGGATCCTACGCAATTATAACTATCGAATACCTCGTATTGGTCGTAATACTCTTCTTTGAAGTCGTTCTTTTCTATGTGGAATTTTACATAAGGATTATGTTTAAAAATGTCACGTTTATTAGAACAAACTATTATCTCTTTAGCGTAAGCTTCAGCTAATTTTCGAAGTGTCGGCGTTGCGCATAATATGTCCCCAAACGAAAAAGCGTTTATTTTTAGAACTACGTCTTTAGATTTTAGCTGGCCTCTGATTTTTTTTGCACTAAACAGGGGCGACGCTTCCTTGTAGAAAGAGGCCTTATTCATTTAAAGGTTTTAAAGAATATAGCCCTAATTTTCAAAAATTAGTAGCCATCTCCGTACCTATGCTTAACAGCCATGCAATTCCCAAAAACTTCCCCGCTGGACAATGCCCTATTATAAGCCGAAGCCATCCCTACGTTTACATTTAAGCCATAGGTTGCGTTTCCTCCTATGTAAAACTGTTGGTAAGACCCAACTTCTGTTCCAGTATGAAATCCTGAAGTATTTGCGACTGGAAAGGAACCTGTTCCTTTTACTTTTCCATCTAAATAACCTATCATCTTACTTGTCGACCCGTCATATGTCATAGCAATATGTCTAAACTCTGTTCCAGAAATAGAAGGGTAGGTCCTGTCAGATAAAACAACATCCATTCCAGTCCAAGGATGGTTGACCCCTAGATCAACTTTATTAGTTGAAATCGTAGCGTTTATTCCGCTTATTTCTCCCCCTTGGCCCGTGATGCACACAAAACCATAGTTGTAGCCACTTAGGTTAACAGGATTCACTGCTGAGTTTGTGTTACCAAATAAAACAGCTCCGTTATCGGGTGGCGAATTTAAACCAGAGTCTTTGATTTCAAAAAACATTTCTAACGTAAAACTTGACTCCTCGTCTTTTAAGATACCTAAAGACCTGAGTCCTGTAAAATTACTCCCAGATACAGCTCCGTGGGTATTTTCTGAGCTGTCGGGGTTTCTGAATTTATAATAGCCACTTGTACTATCGTATAGCCCGGTATTTTGTAATTTTACATCAAAACCGCTGGGAGTTAAATCTCTCCAGAATTCCGTATTGTGGTCGTAGCTTCTAGAGCTATAACCGTCTACTCTAAATACCAAACCGTCTGTGTTTACTCTATATTTTCCGTAATTTACTTTACTTGACATTTTAATATCCTCCTCCAAATCCTCCTATGGATTCTCCAGCCGAAACAGAAAACTCATAAGAGGCGACGTTGTTAACTAGATCAAAATCCCTAGAACCTTCTATGTAAGAATACAAAGCATCATTCCTACTGAAAGTTTTGGAGTATAGCGCAGTTTTATATATTTTCCCTTCTAAGTTTGTGTTAGTGGTTGTTTTATCGAGTTGAGGAAAATCCCCAATAGACCCTTTAAGGTCGCTACCGTCAAAAAAATCAGTATTATTAATTTTGTATTTTGAAAAAGTCGATATAGACTTAGGAGAGCCTTCTTTTAAAATTATTGAATTGTCGTCTTTAAAAGAGATTAAGTCGGTAGAATCTTCCCCATAGAAAGGGTTCATTGTTTTTATCAATAAAGACCCTTCGCTAAATTCAGATATACTACTCAAAGATTTGTATACATAAAAACCTTTAGCCTCTTTAATATTTGACCAAGAAACAGAAATAGCAGAATTTTGCTTATTTGTAATAACTTTTTTAAGCCCTGACGCTGCAGACTCTCCGTTTTCGTTATATGCACTTACTTTATAATTTACCGTATTGCCCTTACTGAAACCTCCTTGATTGACCGCTTTTTCGACCTCTAGTCCTCCATCAGATAATAGATATGTCGATCTAGACGAGGCGAACTCTAACGTACTTCCAACATTGGGAAAAGAATATAAACTTATATTAGTAGGGGGCAAAAGATTAGAAACAGCTTTACAATCCCGTATGTTTCCATTTATAAAAAACTTAACCTTATTAGAAGACTTTGTCATATCAACAGAAACAACCAAATGGGTAATTTTAGAATCTTCAATGACGGAATCAGTTGTGAAAACAGTAGAAGAAAAACCAAACTCATTATAAAAATCACAATAAACTTTGCCGTTATCTATGTATATATGCTGCTTTCTTGATTTATTGCTATTGTTCGTAAAACTAGATCCCTCCGACTTATCTGAATACAATAAAGTAGATATACCCTCACTCAAGGAGGACGCCTTAAACCAAAACTCGTAAGTCTTTTTGTTTGACGATCCAGCCGTAAGACTTGAGCTAGATCCAGACTTTGTAGCGCTAAGACCTAAATTCGCGTAGCTATCTTTTGTGTATAATGGCAAGGCTTCGTCCGAAAAAGACATCCCATATACACTGAAAGAATTCTTGTTGCCACTTATATCTTTTAGACTGGCTGCGTTATCTCTGGGGCTGTCAAATCTAGTAAACTGAGTCCTGAGCGAGCCTTTCTCTAACTGCGGGTTTTTATATAAGGCCCATCCCCTCAGACGTTCGCCTTTTCCGGATGCTCCATTAGTCGTTCCTTCGTGTGCCCAAAAATAAGCAGTATGAGGCATCGTGCTTTGTATTTTTCCGCTTACTCCCGAAGTACCAGACGTCCCAGTCCCAGAGGAACCAGAAGACCCAGAGGAGCCCGCAGTGCCTGCAGTAGCCACGATTAAGCTCTCTAACTTTGGAGTAAATGGAATCGTAACCACTTGCCAAGTTCCAGTTTTAGAAAAGTCGTAGAAGCCATAATATTTGCCATCTTGACCTGTCGCTTTTATAGAGATTACTGAGCCTAAACCTGACGTTCTACTGTGTCTCTTGGAGATAAATACTTCGCATGAGAAAATGTATTCTTGGCCAATTCTTAATTTAAGAGAATCATGAGGACCAGAGCCACTTGAAGAAGAAGCAGAAAAAGTATGCATCCCCATTAATCTATTAGATGGTCCAGTAAAATTATACTTATATACCACATCATTTTCAGACATATGACCCGTAGCTAAAGATTTATACATTCCTTGTAAATTAGGATCTTTGTCTTTGTATATTCTATAAAATCCGTTTGTTGAGCCACCTAGTCTCACAGAAAAATCTGAGTTCGTTTCTGCTGTCGGCAGCAAGTTAGTGGTAGGTTGCCCCGGGTAGCTTTTGTAGTAGAGTTCATTAGTGTACAGTTTAATACCGTCCACCTTCTTCCTAATATGTCCATTGCTAGCAGACATTATGATGATATTCCTCCGCTGTATTGAAACGTGCTTACTATTACGTCTTGTCGAGCATTATCTCCGCTTTGTGGGTAACGTAGTAATGTGGACATGACGTCATAATGTTCACTAAGTATCTCTTTACCACTAATATAAGTATATAAATTGGTTCCACTTTGGAAAGTTGATACTTCATCCCTGTCCCCAACTCTCTCTAACTCAAGTCCTCTTTTTAGGTTTATTTTCTTGTCGAAGTCAACTGCGCCAGAAACAAACTGTGGACTTTGCGCTGGGGACTCTCTTTTAGATAAGTAGTCTTCGCTGACATGACTTCTTAGCTTGTTATCCTTCGCAGTTATCTTAGCGTCTAGAATCCCACTAGCGTCCCATATTGCGCCCGTCACGTAACCACTTAGGCCATCTCCGGTGTGACCGGTTATTAGTACGCTAAGCTTCTCCCCGGTTTCTATTAAGAAACCACTTATCTCGTCTATATCCGATTGCTGCTCATCTGTTAGCGCTGAAACCGTTGAAAGGACCCCGCTTACGTATCTTACGTCTCCGCTGACTTCCTGTACGTCAGTTCTAAGCTCAGTATATAATGAGTTTGAATAGCCACTTAAGTCAAGACCTGTCTTTTCTAGATCTGCTCTTATTACTCCGCTAACAGAATCTTCAACCCAGCCAGATATATCCCCACTTACGTTCTGAACGTAACCTGAATGAGCGAACTCAGAAGGGTTGCCTGTATAAGGATAAAAACCGGTAGCGTTTAGTTTGCTACCAGATATACTATCAACATCTGGCCGTAAGAAAAATTCTTTTAAGCTGCCGAGATCTATCTGGCCTGTAGCAATACGTGAAGGCATATAGACCTAATTACACCTTTTACCTGCCTTCAGCTAGAATAGACTTAATATCGTCAGATACTTTTGTTTTTCTCTTAGGCTCAGATTTAGGTTTCCTGAAGCCTAGAACGTACTTCTTGAACTCCCTTGTCAATCTAGAAGTTAAGAGCTGCCTATTGTCAACGGGTAAAATTCCGATCTTGACAGCGTGAGCGTGGAGATCTGTTTTATTTAACCCTCGAATCGAAGAGGTGTATTCCTCTTCGTCTAGAGTCCCGTACTTGGAGTACCCTTCGTCCCCCCAAACCTGATCCAAAGTCGTTTTTTCGAAAGATTCTTTCTCCTCCATCGCGTGAGTCTGAATCATTTTTTCTCTCTTTGGCTTGGTAGCCTTAGCCTTAGACCTTTTCTTACTTTTTGAAGTTGTTTTCCTTTTTACTGCCATAACTTATCCTTTCTCCGTTATAAGTACTTTTACACGAAATGCCTTAAAAAAAGAATAAAAAAAGCCCCCTCCGAAAAGGGGACTTTGTTAAGATTGCAGTTAGTTTTCTTGTCTATTAGACCGCCAAACCAACAATTGCACGAGCATCGATACAGACTCTTCCCTCTTCCAAAGAACCATAGAAACCAATTCTCTCATTTCTCTGAGTGAACTGATCATCTGGAACCGTAGTGAAGGTAGCGCCAGCAGCCGCATCATCCTGAGCAATAGCACGGACAAATGCGCCCTTACTATTATCAACACCAACAGCGATCTCATGAAGGCTAGTACCAGAAAACGCAATCGCCGTGTTAGCTGTGCTAGCATGAGGAGCAATGTTGCCACCGTCAAAACTATCAAACAAGGTGTTGTATTTCTGTCCAGTTCCGAACTCGTTAAGTTCAACGATATTCACGCCGTAGATCTCCTGCATACCTGCCTGATTAAACACATCAGTACGAATGCTATCCGGCAATGGAATAGAGCTTGTCCCTGAATCGGACTGTCTTGTATTCATTGGCTGATAAGCAAATGCACGGATCTGCTCCTTGATCTCAGGGCTGACATACAAGTCAGTAATACCTGAGCTATAAGGGGCATCAGCAGTACCACCCGCCCAAGATTGATTGATTCTCTTATTGAGAGTCATCAACTTGTTGAGGTCAGCAAGCTGGAATACGCCGGTGTTATACGCCGGAATAACATGCGAACCAGTAGTCAAACTATCAACGCCAACAGAGGCGGCAGTAACATGACTTGTGCTCGCTTTAGCCAAAGCGAAGAGAGCCACTGCCCAAGCATTTCTTTCCTGCTTGAGGAGCACTTCCTGAGCCATACGCTCGATAAGCTTGCTGACAACATCCAGCCTGCCTTGTCTTGCGTACTTTTTGGTGATCGAAACAGCTGTATCTAAACGATAAGTAGCGATCTTCAACTCTTGAATCGCAGAGACGTCCTGTGAGGTCGGAAGACCACCAGCAACATTCTGTGACCATACGCTAACGTAACCATCATTGGTTTCGTTATAGTACAAGTCGAGAGGATAGCTTGCGCTCTCGTCCTGATTGAACGGAGCATCGGTATAAATAGCACCTGCCGTAGCGGCCTGCTGCAAAACCTTCTGGACCACAGGGCCTAGAAAAGCCGCAAATGCCTCAGAGGCTTCACGTGCAACAAGCTGATTTTTCGAACCCATCGATTTGATGAGTTCAACCTGTTCTGGGGTATTTTTCAATTTAAGTCTCATTTTATTAAATCTCCTTTCCTAAATCTTAGAGGTCAATCTTCAAAAGAATGAAACCGTTCGCATCCACAGAACCTAAGGCTGTTCCAACCTGCGTCTGAGCTGCACCACCGGTGCTCTCAGTAGCAGAGGAACTCAGATCACCCTGACGCAATGCATCAGCATAAACTTTAGCTCCAGCAGTAACCGAATTAGCGCCACCGCTAGTAAGGTTTCCACTATAGAGGACGATACCCTTGGTCAAGACAGGAACTGCCTGACCGCTTACCACAGCCTGCATCTCTGCAGCCTTGCGCGGGTGATAGATCAACTTCTCGCCATTTTCGTCGACTTCTGCGACGTCCCAAATGGTCATACCGAGAGGTGATGCACCCGAAGCACAAGGCTCCACATTAGCAGCTGCGCCGTAGCGAAACGAAGTCGTATTCGCGTATGCAGCACCGGGAAGCCCGATGCCCGTAACATTAACGGTGTCGTCAGTGTTCTTCCAGCCATTAGATTTAACAGAAACTAATAGACCCTTATTGACCTTACCGCCATCGGCTTTAAGGGCTGCATAAGAGGCTACGACATCTCCGTCGTCATCTTTTAGACTAAAAAGGTTCACTACGTCCGTCTCGGCGTGTTGCCTGAAAGGCTTCAGCCGTTGTGTGTTTTTTACAAACGTTGCCATAATTTTTTATCTCCTAATTTTTGTATATTAATATTTAATATCAAATTGTTCTACGCTAAAAGCGCTTTTGTATTTATCATAAGTGGAGTCTTCAGAAGCCTGAGTTGACGCAGGAACTACCTCGCTGTCCTCTTCTCCTCTGTCGATGGCGTTTTCTACAACGTCGTCATCAGAAGCTTTGGACTCTTCAACGGGTTTCTCCTCTGTCTCTGCACTCTTCTGCTCTTCCTCTTTCTTAGCCAAGACTTCTCTTGACTTGTCTCTAAGCAAAACATTCATTCTCTTCGAGAAAGACTCCCATCCTTCTTCGTCAAGAGATTTCACCTGCTCAGCGAGGACTTGTCGGTCGTTATCTTCTAAAACAAAAGATTCGTCCAAGGAGGCCATTCTTTGATTAAATAGCTCCTCAGCTTGTCTCTTTGCTTCATCAGCTTCAAGGCCGCTCAACTTCTCTGTAACAGACTCTAGTTCAGCTTTGATTCTATCGTGCTCTGCATTGACAGATTCGATCTTCTCCTGTGCATCTTTGAGACTTGCTTCCACCTTACTTTTTTCGGCTGAGAATCTCTCGGATGCTTCCTTGAGTTCCGATTCTATATAGTCAGAAACAGCCGAGGCAGAAAGCTCCTTCAATGACTCGTTAGTGATGTCTTTGATACTTTCTATTTTCATAATTTTTTCCTCGTTTTGGATTATTACATTATTATCTTGTATTTGTGAAGTTTTATCGACCTCAGCAAAATTGTTTTTCTTTTCTTTTTCTGGTAGTTTCTCGGCGGTATCCGTAGTAGATATGCCTTTAACATCTGCAGCAGGGCTTTCTGTCAGGCCAATACCTAGTGGCACGACCTCTCCGATTACCTGCCTATAGACGAACTTCCCATCCTTAGTTTTACCTTCTCCCCCTAGGGCTTTTAGGTTATCTTCTAAGGCTTTAATCTCTACTTCACTATCTATAATAGTTCCGTTTTCGATGTTTTTATCGCTTCCATCTAGGAGAACTAAGTTATAGTCAGCGAAACCTAACTCCCAGCTCGCGCTGATTTTCATATAGTCTTCGCTGCTAGGATCAGCTGAATCCTCTATCAGGCCAGCTACTCTTTCGTTTACGATTCTCCAAATAACTCCCCCTAATGTCACATTAAAGGGACCTTCAAGCTCTTTTGCTTCTTCCTCCGTTATGGGCTTATCTGTTCCGAATTCAGAAAAACCAGCAGTTAAAATAGTTCCAATAACCTTATCTCTATTGTGTTCGATATTAATAGGTTTATTTTTAAAATCTTTATAAAAAGCTAAAGCTGTATCTGTGTCAACAACATCACCATTCCTGTTTACCCTGTTAGCAACAAAAGCATTAAAAGCTATTGGCAATAAATCAACTTGCTTTTCTGTGTCTATTTCTGGCACAAATTGAGCAACCTCGATAGCGGAAGCCAAGGCTAAATACTTGTCTCTTTCCTCAGAGACTATAGGCTTTACATTAGAACTAAAAATTGTAGTATATTTCATTTTACTTGACATAATAATTTATAGTAACATTTCCGGCTGAGCTAAAAACGCCTGCACTAGTAGCTACAGGAAGACCAGAGGTAAAATTGCTTGCACCAGCGGGCATGTAAGCTAGAACAGTTCCGCTTCCCCCCGTTAATGTGCTTATGGTTGTTGCAGCAGAAGCGAGTATGTCAGTTATTACGATAGTGTCGCCTGTTACAGCTGTTATCACTTCGCCTGACCCTGTTTTGCTGGCTGTTTGGTTTGCGGGAGTTTGCCCTTTTGAGTTTGGAAATTTCATTTTATTATATTAATTAATCATATTGTCGAGCCAATTAGACGAACTTGCCCTTAACTCTTCTTCTGTCTCTAGATATAAATCTTCTACATTTGTGAAATTGTAATCATTGAATTTATACTCCTTGCTTTCGTGTTCTGCTTTAAGTATATCTTCTTCGCTCGGATAAAAGTTATCTGAAATGTCTAGTTGAGAAGAGCCTATGCTCGCGCATGAATAGCTGTAGTCTTCCATTATGAGTTCGTTCAGATTTTCTTTTACTAAAGCTTCTTCATTTTTAGTAGGCTTCACTCCCTCTTCCTTCATCATATTTAAAAACATATTAACTCTAGCTAAAGCCCAGACAGCCTTAGATGTTGTTACGCAAGGTTCAGGTGCCCCTTCCTCGGACCCTCTCTTAAAAACATGTTTGAGTTGATTAAGGGTTACTAGTCTCTCGTTTTCTAGGTTGTGTTTTTCGGTTTTACCCTCGAGGATCTCTATGACCTTGGAGGAGAATTCGATAGCCTCTGACTCCCTTTCTTCTGAACCGACAGAAAGGGTTTCAATTCCAGATTGGCTTCCAGAACAGTAGTCTAATTCTAGCCCTTGCATTTTTTTATACGAAGACATATTAAGCTGCCTAAAAGTTTATACACTTATTTTTAAAAAACTTATAAAAAAAATAAAAAAACCCCTCAAAAAATGAGGGGTTCTTAAATAGGGAAACTTATGTTTTAGTCATATTAGAACGGGACACCACCAGAATTATCGTTAGCAATATCAGGATTAGCTGGGGTAAGTTCCCCAGAAACGTTAATAGTTCCTGATTGATAATACTTAAAATTCACTGTGTAAGATCTGGTATAAGTATTCACAATACCTGTTCCATCATTGACGGCGGTACTAGCCAAACTAAGGTCGCCTCTGGTTACGGTCATACTATTCAAACCGCTAGCCTGAGCCACACCCGAGGTATAAGCTCTATATGCACCATCAAGAACAGCATTAACAAACTTCTGAGCTCCACCGTCTTTCTCGACACCAGCCTCTGTGAATAAATCTCCGGAAGTCAGAGCATATTGTGACACAGCCGGATCTCCAATGATGTTTTTCGGCTCGTGAGTAAGAGTAACGTTGTTCTCTATCGAACCAATTGTTGCTCCATGTAACGGAATAACGATTCCCGTTACTCCACCTCCGTCGACCTCTGATACGCTCTTTATGGTCGACGCTCCGTGTTTTATAAACTTTATCTTGCCTGCGCCGAGCGCTCCGACAGCGTGAGTTCCACTAGTTAACTGTGAAAGTTTACTTCCATTCGTACTTACGATATATGCATGATCCTTGTTTGCCATTTTAAATTTCTCCTATTATATACAATCAATTACATTGTTTTTTCTATTTTTGGAAATATTTTTTTAGGGGGCCTTATCCAAATCCCCGAGTTTCATTAATTCGTCAAGTTTTTCCTCAGGAGTCGCTATACCGCCAATAATAGTAAAGACAGTCAGGTTCTCCTTGTCTCCGCTATATATGCCCCTATGTACTACACTTCCAGAACTTAAAATTCTAGTTAACTGATCAAAAGCTTGATCAAGATTAGATTGAGGTACGTTATCCAGAACCTCTTTTCCTCCGATTAAAATAGCCCCAGCTGTATTAGCTGTTGTGATATCTATTCCTCCAGACATACTCCCTGCTTGAGCTATGCCTCTAACTGCTCTAGATATACTAATGGAATCCTTCCAGTCCGGAACTGGGGTAGCCCCAAAAACAACTATGCCAGAATCCAAGACACTCTTATAGTCGCTAGAATCAAAAGATGAATAAGAACTATCTTTCGAAGCTGTCATATTAAATAGGTGAAAAACTCCAGCCATACTCATGTTAGCTGTCTGCCAAAAATTAGAAACAGAAACATTGGAATATATCTTACTGGTTTTTTCGTTATCTATGATTATTAAAGGAGAGACAGTGCCCTTCTTTACTAAATCACATGCCTCTTTGAGTGTTTCATGAGCGTTAGCATTAACCTTCCTACCTTCTGAATATTTTGGCAGAGCTAAGATGACGCCAACTTTCTTACTGTCAGCACCAATAGCTTCGTGAAGCTCCTGACAGGTTTCGACTAAAGGAACCAAAGTTCCTGCTCCAGAACCTCCTCCAGCGCCAGCACAAACAAACACCCTATCTACATCGTCACCAAAAGATCGACGCATGAAATCTAAAACGTCATCTCTTTTTTCAGAGAAACATTTTCTAGCTACAGATTTATCTTTGCCCGCTCCTCCAGAACCTATGCAAAGTTTATTGTCTACATTGACGCTGTTTAAGTCCTGCTGGGCTGTATTGATGATGCCTATTTTTCTATAACCCAATTTATGGAAAGTCTCCGCTATTCTAGATCCGCCTTGACCAGCCCCGATGAAAGCGAACTTAAAGGCTCCATCAATTGTATCTTCTACTTCTTCTTTTTTCTCCGGTTCTTCTGGGGGAAGTGGGATGTCCGGAACGATGATATCTATAGAATCTGATCCCATGTACTGATTAACGTCTTGTATATTTTCTGTATTTTCACTCATTTTTTTAAACCTTGCTTGCGTATAATAGACTTGCTAAGTATTCATCAACTTGATGCTCTAGGGCTATAGCCTGTATTTCTCGTAATACTCCTGAGTTTGCATCTACCGGGTTATCAACATATCCAGCGGCTTTCTCTAACCATTTATCAGAAGATTCGTTGGCCATAACTATCTTGCACACCTGAGATGCAATATTTCTAATTTTATTAGTTACTCTTTTGTTCTCGTATTTAAGCTTAAGCTGCTCTTGAATTTCAGCTTCTAACTTCTCTGTTAAAGCTAAATTCTGTTTTATCTTTTCTATACTAAACTTCTGAGAGCCGCTAGTATTCTCTCCGATAGGAGTCACCTTCTTTGTCGTTTGAGGCGAAGGAGTTCCGTCTGGCCTACCGGCAGACTTCTGCGGCTTGCTGGAAGACTCCTCGTTATCTCCACCTCCACCTAAAAGGGGAGCATAGAACCCTTGATCTTTTAGCTCTCTAAATCTCTTTTGAGAATCTATAGACTCATCTGGTTCGGGAAGTCTACCAGAATTAATCGCCTCTAAGCCTTCCTCAGCAGTAAGAACACCGTACTGAATGAGCTGAGCAACAACCCTATTCCAAGTAGTTTTATCTTTCAGTTCTATTTCTTCAAAATTAGCTTTTGGATAATTTTTAAAACCTAGGGACTTGCAAATTCTCTTTACTTCATGGCAGAGAAACTGATTAATGAAAGCGTCTCTACCTTGCTTGAGTCTTTCTATAAACACTTGGATCTTAATGCTTGTGTTAGCAAACTTATCTTCGCCAACTAAAATATTATTAAGCCCCATTTGTATATCTTGATTCACTACGTTATACTTTTTAGGATCGAGGATGCCAGCTATATCTGGAATAACAAATTTAGCCTGAGTCGTATAATCAGAGACGAGAACCTTACCTATGGATTGATTCTCAAAAAGTTTCTGCATGGTTTCAATACTTCTTTGATTAATATTGAGACTCCCGTCTTTCAACTCCGAACCCATTGTGATAAGCAAGATAGCCTGACTAGTTGTGCGAGTAAGAGCCATGTCCATCTTCTTCATTTCAGATTTCCAGTTTATGTCTTCCAGAACGGGGTAACCCATGGGAACAGCAAACGGTTCGTAGTCTTGTTTTTTGTAAAATACTGGAGTTACTTTGTCTGGAGGAAGGCTCAATGATATCACGGACGGGTTCCTCCCTTTTAGGGCTTTTTTAGTTTCAGAATCCAATGAATCATAGACTTGCTGGTCTTCTTCTGTTCTGGGGTTCTTGAGCCTCTCTAATTCGTAGTCAGTTAGTATCTTATAGTATGCGCCAGAGGAGAAAGATATATTGCCTCCCATTTGAATATCAGCGGGGTTTAGGATTACATATCTAGAAGGCAGCTTACCTTCTTCTGCTAAAGAGGTTATTTTGCTGCCGCCATAAGTCTGAGTAATTCTTTTTAAATCTTCTGGTTGTATTTTAGTATCAAACCTATGCACAAAAACATTTCCCGATCTATAATACTCCCTGAAAAATCTATCCAGAAAACTTGGCATATCTATCTTCTTAAACAAAGCTTCTAAGAAATCTCTTGATTTCTGACTACCACCAGTAAAGTAAAGATTAGTAGAAGAAAACTCAGTCATCAAATCAATGATGTTTCTGAATACAGCAAAATTATAGTATGCCTTTTGACAAAGAATGACTACGTCTTTAACATCAAGAGAGCTTTTATTATTTACTCCCTTTGAATACTTGTAAGGAATTAAACCGTTATCAATATTTTCAAACCTATTGGTCCTCTCTATTTGGCCTCCTACGTTCCTCCGCGACCTCGTTGATTGGTTAGTAGTAGTATACGGTGAAGCCGCGAAGCTTGTCATCATCGGCTGAACTTCTGTTTGAGCTTTATTTGTCTTCTTTGTCATTTTAAACCACCATTAAATGTTTTCCACGTAACGCGGAGCCATCGCCTCCACTAGTGAATAGCGTGCCATCTGCTAAGCCACCCGTATTAGGGTGTTGAGGTAAATTATTAAATATAGCATATCCTCCGGATAAACCGCTCACGGTTAGTAAATCGTTAATTGTTATGTCTCCGCTTAAATGAACGTTTGAGCCACTAAAGTAAGATCTGTAATTAGCTAAGCAAACTTTCTCCCCGCTTATGTTGAACGGGTTAGTTCCATAGGGTCCAATGTTTACGCGATCATCATCATAGACATCTACAATCGGTAGACCGGCTTTATCAGTTACAGAAAAGACAGGGGCGTCTGCTCCGTATCCGGGAACCATAGTCACTAGAGCTCCGCTAGCATCGTCGAAGCTAAGCGACTTATTTGCATTTGCCCTAGCGGTAACCCCATTAAAATCTACCAAGCTCGCTTTTATGCCAGCGTCAAAAGATTTTTTAGCGGAAAATTTGGTTGAACTATCTGTTAAAACATTAGTTACTGAACTGCTTAAGTTTGCTCCTGTTGCCTGCAAGCTGCTTCTTATATCACCACTGCTAGCTGCCACTATGCCCGTGACTTCTGGGTGGCCGGGAAGTTTCATCCATCCTCTTTTGCTTGTCGTATCTCCCGTTGCTACAAAAAATCCGAAAGTGTCGTTATAGCCAGATGAGAACGCTAGAGCCCCAGTCGGAGCAGTAACAGAAAAATCTCCACTTCCAGTGTGGTGTAAACTACCGGATTTCAAAAACTCTCCACTAGTACCAGTAAACTGAGCAGACACCGCACTAATTTCACCTGAAAGAGCCCCACTTGCTCCAGTAGTAAAACTCTCTGCATGTCCAGAAACATCCTCAGCCTTAGTACGCAAAAACAAACCTGAAACATCTAAAGCTCCAGAAACACTCGAGGTCAGCCCAGAAACTCGACTCATTATGTTTCCACTATGACCTGTCATAGAGTTCACTGCGCCCGATAGAGGAACAAAACCCGATGCATTGTCGTGTGTATAAAAACCTGAGAGATTGGTGGAGCTTCCAGAAAGCTTTGTGTTAAAGAGCTTAAGGAACGAGCTCTCGTCTATTTGACCGGTTGTTATTCTGTTTGGCATAAGAGCTTATTTCGACTTTAATTACACTTAAAAAAGCATGATAGGCTCGAAAGTTTCCTTATTAGTATTAATTTCGACCTTATTTATGTCGTTATAGAGCTTAAGCCCCCAATTTGCCAACATTAATGCGGAATAATTATCTTTTCTAGCTTTATTGGGAGATGTGGACCTCTTAAGGTGCTGAGGTAGGTCAAAATTCTGAGCTCCTCGTGCTGTAGCCTTGTGCTCCACTAAACTACACTGTTTCTTAGTTTGATGGATCATATCGTCCTGATGTTCAATAAAATCAAGCATAGACCAAGATTTTCGGTCTTCAATGAAAAGAAGCTTTCTGGGATATGGCAATCTTATAGAACTAGTTCTGTTGAAAAACACCTCGTTGGACGCAGTCCTAGAAGCGAACCAAATCTTTTTATAATCTATGCAAGCTTGAAGATGCTCATTAGCTCTACGAATAAAAGTAGTTGTAAAAACTTGATTAAAACAAATTTGATTATTCTCTAAATTATATTTTATCTTTGCCTGTTTTAAGGACTTTTCATAATCTTCCCCTTCTGCATCAGCATTCAAAGGGATCATTTTTAAATTTACGCGAGCGTCTTTAAAAAATTGAGACTCATTACAGCTATCTAAAAAAGTATCAGATCCAGCATTATCAAGACATATAAAAACGATATTGAAAGCTTGAAGTAAATAAGCTAAATATTTTACATGTTTATTTAAACTCCCTAGACCTGCATAACTATGCACCAAGGTTCCTTGGCCAGTACTATCGTCTATCTCCATCACGGCCATAGCGAAATAGTCAGCAGAAGGACTATCACTCATATTAGGGTCTATTCCCAAAACATACCTTTTCCCCCCTCTTCCTACCATTAGAGTGCTCGGTTCCTCGTCTCCTTTTAGGGTACATAGATCCATTTTCTTTGCACTAAAATAGCTATCGCTCCCATCCGTAAACTGAGCACAGTACTCTCGCTGAAAAGAATAATGAGACGAACCGCCCTCTGAGGCTTCGTCGATGATAGTACTGTCTATCATTTCTTCAGGTATGCCCTGATAGCCCAACTGGGATACAAAATATTTAGCGTCCCACTCTTCCTCTTTGTTCTGTATCTTGTTTATCCATTCTTGGTACGTTTTATAAAGGTTTTCAAAAGTATAGCTAGCGGAGGAAAGAGCTATCATCTTGGAGGTGTTTTCGAACTTAGTCCTGTCTTCTTCTTTTAATGCTCCCTGCTTTATTAGGTCGTCCTCCACCTCTCTTATTTGCATTCTTCTTGTCATGTCCTGAGGAGCAACCAAGAACGGCATTAAGACGTTTTTAATAATATCCTCGGGTAGTAGAAGGTACTCGTCAAGTACAAGTACGTTGGCACGAAAGCCACGAATTTTTTCACCACTTAGGGGAATGGCGGTTATAGTTCCACCATTTATCTTCCATTCGTATTGATCGTTTCTTTTGGTCTTCGCTCCAAAGGCTTGAGCAAGCAGCGCCGCCTCTTTTGTTTCAACTATTTTTTCTATATTGTTGAAAATAAAACGAGCAGTACGAAAAGTTGGCCCAGCAATTAAGATTTTAGTGTTGGGCTCGAAAATACACTGAAGAAAACAGTATATAGAAGCTATAAAAGACTTCCCGCAACCACGACCCCAAACACACATACTAAAGTTACGATTAAACATTCCTCGTAATGTTATCTCTTGGTATGGAGCCAGCTTAATGCCGGTTAAGAGGTATGTTGTGAAGTATAGATTATTTCTCAGAAATTGAGCTAAAGTGGTTCTAGCTTTTTTTCCCTCAAGGAAACCTTCAAGCTTGGCTAGCCTAGCGTTTACATCTTCAACTTCTACTTCGTATTTTTCTGGACTCGACCACATTTGTTCATAAAAGTTTTAAGTCATAAGCTAACTGGAGGTCCACATCCCTATAGTTAGTGCCAGAGAAAAACAACTTCCTTGTAAGCCTAGTTGCCTCAGTTCTTCCTTTGGCAAACAGGAACTGAACGTTATCGTGCTTTTGGATTATGTCTCTTACGTTTCTCATTACAAACTCTGGGGTAACTTGAATTTTTTTTGTTATGTATTTGAGGTAGTTGAATTTCATCATATTGTCCAAAGAATTTTCGACCACAACCACAACGTAAGCTTCTTGCTCCTTGGCTCTCTCTAATTCTCTCGAGAATCTCTCGCATCCTCCTGTGAAGGTACCTATAAAATCTTTCGTTTCTTTTCTCTCAACGTAGCATTTATTATCTTCTTTGTCTAGCCAATAATCGGCAAACTTCAGTCCCTCTCTTCTTGTCTCGTAATTTATATTAAGGGGTTTCTGCTCTCTGGTGTCAACTATTATTTCGTAACCTTCTTCTATGCTCTCTTTTATCTCTTCATTGGGCACCTTAGAGAATCTAGGATTAAGTCCTATAGTCGAGCATAAGTTATAAAAATTACCAAATAACTTTTCGTAATAAAATATAGGAGGCATCATTGACGTCCTCATTTCTACTTGAGTTGGCGAATACTTTATCCGCCTTCTCTGTATTCTTTCTTTCAGAATCTTAACACAAAACTCTCCCGCCTCTTTCTTGGGGGCAGACTCCAACCATTTGCGCATATTTACTCTAGAATTAAAATGATTAGAAAAATAGTGACTCTTATTTTTAAATTTAATAAAGTCTCCTGTCAGCAAATCTCTACGGGGGTAATACTTCTGATAATATTCCGCCATACGCATTTTATGTTTACGGAGATGCATATGAAGCTGCTTCTCTGTATCGAACTTTTCTCCATCTACCTTGCAGGTAAACTCCATCTTAATACATTCACTTAGGGGTTTATCCATTTAGAGCCTCCTCATCTGATAGGCCAAATATTCTAGCTTTGACATCGTCCATGGTTGATAAATTATTGATCTCCTCTTTTATTACTTTCTTTCTTAGTTCCGCTACCCTGATTAGCTCTTTTCTTCCTTCTTCTTCTTTCCAAGTCTCAACTAAATTTAAAATACTTGCATTTTCGTGAACCTGCTTGCTCAACCTATCGCTCCTTTTCTGCTTTAGGTCGCTTAGGAGTTTATGCTGCCTGTTGACGCATGAGTTATATTCGTTTTGAGCTGTACTTATAGCCTCAACCAAACTCATAGAAATCCTTCTTCCTTCATTGTCAGAAGCGGTATCGTCCAGAAGTCTCTGAAGTCTTCCTACCCTTCTTTGTATATTAGACGCTATCACTACTTCGCCAGAAAGCACGATGTACTGATCGACCTCTTCTTGAGTCAAGTCTGACTTGTCATGCGTGTATCTAACAAATGAAGACTCGAAAAGATCTCTGTTTGTCTGGGTGTCGTAATTGCTCATTTGATGGACAAACCGAAAAGTATGAAGATAGCCCATTAGCTTATCTATGTTCTTTTTTTGCCTAGGGTTTATTTTATCCTTATCTATACCGCTGTCTAGAATAAACTTGTTAATTCTACTTAACACTCTATCTGGATGCTTAGGTGGCTTATACTCGAGCATCTCCTCCTCTTCGGACTCTTCGAAGCCCTCTCCATCTAGGCTCTTGCAGTAATCCGTGACCATTCTGGTTTCGGCGCTTAGGCTAGTCAACTGGTCATTGCTAAATAGTATACGAGACATCTCAACATATTTCATTGTGCCTCTATTATTTCCAATAAACTCTTTTTGTTCTTCTGATAACTCAGGCTTCTCTACTTTTTGGTACTCACTAGCAGGTATCGCATTGAAGTCTATTTCACTTAAGTACGCCTTCACGGCTCTGCCTTCTTTGCTTCTTCCGTCTTTCCCTTTGAAACCAGCAACGTCTTGTATTAGATGCATTAAAGATATATCTACGTCCTGCTCAGCAAGGAAGCTATCCCTTACAGAAGTAAGCGCAAACTTTTGCTCGTTAGTTAGTACTTCTGGTTTTGGTATATCAATCATATCCAATCTAACCCATCCTTACTTAAAATCTTTCTGGCTTTTGTTATAATAGATTTTTGTATATTTTTAATTTGTTTGTATCCGGGAGTCCTGTTCTTCTCCGTTGTTTTAAAATTTAATACCTCCGCTATCTCTTGTTCTGTTTTGTTGTTTATATAATACCCTTCGTAAACCACCCATTCATTAGGCTTTAAAACTTCTTTTAATTTTTGATTTAGTTTTCGTATACCTAACTCTATATCGGCAGAAGAGACCTCAACTTCGTTTATTTGCTCTTTATGGTTCTCCAGAGGTAATGCCATTTTGACATCATAGGCAGATTTCTTTTTCAGAAGCCAAGATCTATAAAGAGGACACCTATTGTCTTGGGTTCCATATATGGAGCATGCAGAGTCAGGCTCCGCAGCCGCACACTTAAGGCAGGGTTTACAATAATTACTATAATTATTTCTAATTAAATTTTTAAGTTGATTAGATATAATTCTATTTAACCAAGG